TTGACATTTTTAGTTTTATGTATTACAATATAATTGTAAATAAGAAATACATAATAAACAGGAGGACATAAAAATGACACATACAACATTAAAGCAGGTAAGACACGATAGATGGGAAGATAATAATGGCAATTATATTTGGAAAGATGATTTTGGAGCATTTATAATTTATGTAAATGGAACAATGGAAAGAACAGATTCATTACAGAAAGCACTTGAAGTGATGGATTCAGATAGATATTGGAATTAAGAAAGAGTAAAGAAATGAAAGAAATATTTAAACAAATTCATAGGTACAGTGAAATGGATTTTGAAGAGAGTAAACCATTTGAGTTTATCCTTGAAGGAAAAAGAAAAGAGATAAATACAGAAGATTATATATGTCCATCAGCTCAAAAGATGGAAGTAGGAAAATCATATAAAATCACTGTTAAGAAATATATGACAGAACCTGCTACAGCCAATTTTGATTTTCAAGATAAATGGAATAATGGAAAGCCTATGCCACTTTGCATTATGCAGGGTGAAGTTATAAAAGAAACAAGGGGAATGTATTATATGAATTTACAAGGCAAAGCAGAACCCACATCAAAATGTCTTGTATGTGGCAAGACATTAACTAATCCAATTTCTAAACTATATGGAATTGGTCCAGAATGTAGTGAAAAAATAGGACTAATAAGAATAGAAAGTGAGGAAGAAGCAAAAGAAAAATTAAAGCACATTATGGAACAGATTGATGATATAAGCTGGACAGGTTGGGTAATAAAATCTGCAATAAAAGAATGGGAAGTGATAATTTGAAAGCACCTTCTGAGAAACAAATTAAACTAGCTGATAAAATAGCATATACTCTTGATTTAGAATTTCCCAGAGGTTCTTTTGATTTTACAAGCTATGCTTATTGGAAATTCATTAATGAGAATATGGAAAATTATAAACATGCATGTGAAGAATCAAGATTAAATAATTTTGATGATGATATATGGTGGGGTTATGATTTAGGATTATGGGAATTTTAGGAGGAAATATAATAATGAATGATTTAGTTAGTAAATATGATGTGTTGCATTTATTATATACTATTTTTGAAAAGCACAGTATGGCGACAGACAAAACGGATATTTTAGGAGGTTTTGGAAAGGAAGTGTTTGATACTATAAAAGCTATGCCTACTATTAATAATATGAATAAGGAGAAATAAAATGGAAAGTATTACAAGTAATAGTACAAGAAGAGTAACAAAAAAAGAATTGATTGAAGCTATTAACAGAACATTCCCAGATGATGATGTTATAAAGGACAATTATGTAATTGCGGTGGTTACCGAGGTATCATGTCATTATAATGAGCCTACACTGCAATCAATACAATTTGGAAAGAAGCTTACGTTTTAGGAGGAAATATAAAATGACAAGAGAAGAATGTGAAATGCTTATTTTACAGCATGTAAAAGAGATAAGAGATATTGCTAAGCAATACGATACAAGCGACCAGTTTTATTTGACTATGTGTTGTATAAATAACTCAATTCATATCAATAATGCGTGGTGGGATTCCAATACACCGATATCTATAGGACAAATTGAGAATGGAGTGATAATACGAGATGACAACTAGAGATTATTCAGATAAACAGGAAAAGCATATAGCAAAAGTAACCGGTGGTAAAGTACAAAGCAATTCCGGGGGAACAAAATTCGGTGGGGGTGATGTACATACAGATAAATTCTTCATAGAGGCTAAGACACCTACAAAAGAACAGACTTCTTTTAGTATAAAAAAAGATTGGATAACTAAATTACAGGAACAGACATTTGAACAAGGAAAAGAAGAAGGTGTATTGGCTTTTCTATTTTCACCGGAGGATAGAGAGAATTTTTATGTTTTGAATGAAAGACAATTTTTAGAATATTTAAAATTCAAGGAGGATTAATATGACAAAAGTAAGAGTTAGGCATAATTGCCAAGTAGGAGCGGTTAAGAACTTTTATGTTGAAGTTGAAAGTATTGAACAGGCTTGGAAAATTCTTAATACATTGTGGGATTATGATTTATTTCAGTATGAAAACAACATAAAGCCGGATTACTGTAACGCTTCCGGGCTTGAGTATTTTGACGAGGAAGAGCAGGAATGGTGCGAGTGGTATGACGATGACGGGTTGGATATAAAAGAACATTTTGAAGAAAGTGAGGAATTATAATAATGGCAAAGGAAGCGTTAGCAGTAAAATATCGACCAAAAGTATTCGAGGACATGACTGAGCAGTCAGCTATTAAAGACATATTAATGAACCAGTTGGAGACAAAGACTTTTCAGCACGGTTATCTTTTTACAGGCCCGGCAGGAACAGGTAAAACTACAAGTGCCAGAATTTTTGCAAATATGATAAATGATGGCAAAGGAAATCCTATTGAAGTAGATGCCGCAAGTAATAGTGGTGTGGATAATATACGACAGATTATAGAAGATGCAAAAAGAAAACCACTTGATGCAGAATATAAGATATTCATAGTGGATGAGTGCCATTCATTGTCAAATGGCGCTTGGCAGGCATTGTTAAAGACATTGGAAGAACCACCAAAATTTACTATTTTCATTTTCTGTACTACTGACCCACAGAAAGTGCCTGCAACAATTCTTTCAAGAGTACAGCGATACAATTTTCAGAAAATAAGTAATGAAGGTATTGTGGATAGGTTAATCTCCATCATTCAACAGGAGAACGATGCTTCCAATATTCATTATGACCTTGACGCCATTGAATATATAGCTAAGGTATCAAATGGGGGTATGAGAGACGCTATCACATTGATGGATAAGTGCTTATCTTTGTCAGATGTTTTAACATTGGAAAATGTATTAAAAACTATAGGTGCAGAAGATTATGATACATTTATTCAAATGCTTTATGCTCTAGTAAACAAAGATGGAACTTCTGGTGTACAGATTATAGAGGATATTTATAATAGTGGAAAAGATGTAAAATTGTTTATGAAGGAATTTGCAAAATTTATTTTGGAAGTTGAAAAATATTGTATGTTCAAAACCTTCAAATATATTAGCTTGCCAAATTCGATGGAACCCGAGCTTGAAGGATTATGCAATGAAAATATTTTTAATGTTATGGACTTTGTAGTTTCTTTGAATAGTCAGATTAAATGGGATAGTGACCCTAAGACTTTAACAGAATTATCTATTTTGATTTATTGTGGAAAGGAGAGTTAATATGATAAAAGCAGGAACAAAATGCAGGGTATTGGCCGATAGTATGAATAATTTTAGCTGTGGAGATATTGTCGTAGCTTTAGAGAATAGTCGTATGCCATTTTGTTGTTTACTTGAGGATTATGACCCTAACAAAAGTATATATGATTATAATCTCAATTCATTTGATGTTCTATATGACTATGAATTGGAGGTATTAGATGATAGGACAGAAAAATAATATTCAAACTCTTATTCAGTGGAGATGTAATAAATCTATTCCCCGATTCATAATAATATCAGGAGCACAAGGAAGTGGAAGATTGACACTTGCAAAAATCATTATAAAAATGATAAATGCAAAAGGTATAATTATGGGAAATAGTATTGCAGAAGTCCGGGAAACAATAGAAAATGCTTATACTATTACAGAATCTACTTGTTATATTTTTAGAGATGCTGATGATATGAAAAATGAAGCAAAAAACGCACTTCTTAAAGTTGTGGAGGAACCCCCTAATAATGCTTATTTTATAATGACAGTTCATAACATTGATAATATGTTAGGTACTATTAGAAGCAGGGGAACAGTTATTAAGATGGAACCTTATACAATGCAGGAATTACGTTCTGTTAGTGATGATGAATTAAAGCTTGAGTACTGCACTAATATAGGTGAACTACAAGTTGCACATGAAGAAGTACAGAGAACTGAAAATTGTGTAGATGATGTATTAAAGGCTCTACGAGAAAAGAGTGGTACTAAACTATTAAAAGCTTGTACACAATTAAAAGCTAAACAGACAGAGACAGATAAGATTGATTGCTTATTATTTTTTAAAGTATTTTTGAAAAGGTTGTATAACGCACAAGCAAATGCACTTATATATAAGTCTTTTGAATGCTTAAAGGCTATATTTATATGCAAGCAGGAGCTAAGCAGAAATACAATAAACAAGAAATCAAGTATAGAAGGTATGCTTATTAGAATGTTGGAGGAGATTAAAAATGAGACTTAAAGATGTTACACCAAATTATTATACAAATAAAATTTATAAAGGTAAATATAAAAAGTTTGAATGTCTTATAAGTTACTTACCAAATTTAGATGTTTGGCATTACCATCTAAATTCCAATGATGAAAGAAATATAATGTACAGTAGCTTATGGGATGGAATAGAATTTAAAACTCAAGAAGATTGTATAAAAGCTTGTCAGAAGTATATTGATGAGGTGCTTAAAAATGCAAAAATTTCCAAGAAGATGGGATAAACTCACTTGTATCAATTTTCTACAAAGAAAAATAATAATACTTTCCATAGCTTATTATGAATTAAGTCAAAATCTAATAGATGACTCATTATTTGATGGATATTGTAAACAGCTTGTGAGTATGCATAAAGAACATGGGGATATATCAGACACAGAATATGGATATGCTTTTGGGAATGATTTTGATGGAAGCACCGGATTTTATTTGTATTATAATCTTAACGAGCATGATAAAGAGTATTTGTATCATATTACTTATCATATTATTCACAATAACTCATTCTCTGAAGCTGTTCATGTGACTCAGCAGACATCTAAAAAGAAAGGAAAGCTATTCTAATGGAATTATATACTATAAAAGACCTGACAGAAGAACGGATGTATTTTAATGCCAGAGGTGGGGCTTATCAGAATAAATCAATGGCAATAAAGAAACTGAACTGTCTAAAAGCTAAATATCCTACTCATATCATATATCTTGTAACCTTTGTACCTATCACTTTATCACCACCATGCTATGCAGTAACAGGAGGAAATAAAACATGGAGCTTGTAGATTTAATGAAACGTATCTCATCCAATGATATTCCACACTTTTTGATATTATTTGGGGAAGAGCAAACAATTCTAAATATATACCTAACACATATATTAGAAGTTACTAATACCAAACGTATAAGTGCAGATTCAGTATCGTATATAATGCAAAATATAAACAAGAAGAGGTTTGATAAATCTGTCAGACTATATGTAGTTCAAGATGATATGACATTTTTAAGAGCTGAGGATAGTTGGGAAACTGTACGAAATACACCAACTAAAGATTATATCATTCTTAGATATCATAGTTTAGATAAGCGTTCTGCGTTTGTAAAGAAGAATCAACAAAATTTAGTTGAATTTGCACGTTTAAGTAAAGAGGTGCTACAAACATACATATCTAAAGATTTACCCGATTTAAGCGAGAAAAATTCAAGCAAGTTAGTTGAATATTGCAATTATGATTATGGTAGAATACTAATGGAAATAGATAAGATTAAGCAATATTCGTCTGTTAGAACTGACTTAACCATTGATAGTTGTTTTATGCAATTAGATAAACAAGGACTATTTCATAAAGAAATAGGAGATATAACATTTGAATTAACTAATGCAGTATTAGGCGGGTATCCAGAGACAGCTATACAGAAACTTGGTGAAGCTAAAAGAAAAGGTGAGCCTGCTATGATGATTGTATCAATCTTATATAATGGATTTAGAAACTTATTAGCATATCAAGGATTGGGAAGTAATAAGCAGGGGGCTATGGAACGAACCGGAATGACAAAAGGAGAGTTGTATGGCTGTACTAAGAATGTAGGAGGATATAGTATAGCAGAAGTAAAAAGAAATATGCTTAAATGTCAGGAAATAGAAGCAGGAATAAAGATGGGAAGTATAGATGAAGATATAGCTCTTGAATATGCTGTCTTATCATGTCTTGCACAATAAATTTTTATGTATTTTTTCATAAAAACTATTGACAAATACCTTTTTATGTATTACAATATAAGTACATTAAAGAAAGTAAATACACACTTTAATGAAAAAGGAAGAAACAAAATAAATGGATATTTCATAAGGAGAGTATATGACAGAAAAATCATTTGATACGATTATATCGGTTTTAATTGATTCCAAAATTATAGCGATGAAATTCAATGAGCACGGAATTAATGATGCTTATATAGAAAACATTAATTCCGCTTTATCAGAGTTAAAAGAAATGAAAAATAATGGGCAAATTACACAGTAAATGCGTGTTTCTTTAGAAAGGAAGGTAATTATGATGAAATGGAAATTATTTTGTACAGTAACAATGAAAAGCTATGAAGTAGAAGCTGAAAATGAATTTAATGCACGAAAAAAATTAGCAAGTGAATTAAATGTGCCATTATCTTGTATTGATGTGTTTAGATAAGTTGCATTTCTTTATAAGAAAGCACTTGAAGTGATGGATTCAGATAGATATTGGAATTAAGAAAGGAAAAGTGAAGTGATAACACTTAAAACAGTAAAGAAAGAAGGTGAAAGATGAATATCTGGTTTATATTAGTTATATTAGCATTATTACTAATGCTGTTAGTAATATCAGCACTGATGGTTATTTTATTAATTTTACTTTCTCCGGTAAATAAGCAGGAAAGGGAGAAGGAAGACCAAGAACAATTAGAATATTTACGAAAGTTGAGGGAGAAATATGAAGACGAGGACAATACCTGATATACAGAATGTTCGTAAATGTGCTTATGATAAAGAATATAACTGCACTCCAAAATGCATATATTATTTGACTTGTATATCAAGTCCACATAAGGAGAAATCTAATGAATGAAGCTAAACAGACAACTTGCAAAAGATGCGGAAGAAAGTTAAGAACGGAAGAAGCTATTAATAGGGGTATGGGGATAACATGCTGGAGAAAATGGCAAAAAGAAAATAATCATAAAAGATTATGGGAGGAAAATAATGACAAAGAAACGTAATATAATAAGTGTGAGTATTCTTATAATTGTATGGATACTTTTTATCACAACAGTAAAATCAGCACAAGATGATTTATATGCAGAAAATACAGAAACTAATAAACAAGTTGCTACAGCTACACCATACATAGAAGAGAATGATACAAATATAGTTCAATCTTGTGAAGTTCATCCTAGTTACTGGATGGACAATGATGAATATGAGTTATTTGCAAAATGTGTGGAGGCGGAAGCTGGAACAGAAGGATTTACTGGAAAACAATATGTTGTAGATGTAATATTAAATAGAGTAGATTCAGATAAATATCCAAACACTGTAAAAGATGTTATAATGCAGAAACATCAATTTGAGGTGGTAAGTAATGGAAAAATATATGATGTTACACCAACAGAAGAAACATATAAAGCTATAAATACAGAACTTGAAAGTCAGCTTGACAATGAGATAACAGCATTTAGAATGTCTCATTATCATTCATTTGGAACACCTAAGTTCCATTATAAGAATCATTATTTCAGTATAGATTAGTATATTAAATATTTCGTTATCGTGTTATAATAAATAAAAAGGAGGCGATAACATATATGCAAATCATATTGGATAATATCGCATTAACAGTATATGCATATACAGAGGCGGACAATAAATGTACTTTTAGATATAAGATAAGAGATGGATTTGTTGAGCTGACTGTAGATAAAACAAGAGTGCATATATTAGATAAAGGGGGTGGTCAACATGGTTAGATAATACTTCTCCATTAATTTAACATATAAAATCCATATTACAAATCAAAGTGCATCAAGTAGGCGGTATAGAAATATACCACCTACTTTTTATTTACAACATTAACAAAACATATTATAATAATTAACAAATATAATACATTATATGTTAAAAATCATAAAAAAGGAGGCGGGATAATGAATACCAGGGAGTTAATGTATAAATTACAAACAGCTCTAAAATCAAAGAATATAATAGTATGTATAAATACATATCAATTCTATTCTCAAGAGCAAAATAGATATATAAAAATGTATAAAGTAAAAAAAGGAAAAGAAGAATTAATTAAAACAGCATCACAAATAAAAGTGATAAAAACATTGAAAAATCTATGGGATGAGGTGAAAGATAATGACTAAGGAAACAGATAAAGAAATAGAAGCAAAGAAGCTATTAAATAATAGACAAATAGTCTTTGTACAAGAATATATGAAAACAAATAATATAACACAATCAGCAATAAGTGCAGGATATAGTGTGAAGACAGCCGCCGCACACGGATGTAGGCTGTTAAAACAAAACAACGTGAGGAGATACATCAATGCTATTAATGAAAGGTTGCAATCATGCAGAATTGCAGACATCCAGGAAGTCATGGAATACCTTACTTCTGTTATGAGAGGGGAACAGAAAGACCAGTTTGATATGGATGTATCTGTACAGGATAGAACACGAGCCGCCTCTGAGTTGGCACGTAGATTAGATGTACAATCTAAGAATATTAATGTGGATGCAAGAGTTCTTATAGTTGATGATATTCCAGACGATGCTGAGTTGGAAGAGGAAGATAATGAAGAGTAAGAAAACATCACTTATTAATTGCATAGGTCCAGCTTTCTATGATATCCACAATGATATAAAAAAACATAAGCATACATATTATGACTTGACCGGTGGACGAGGTTCTTTGAAGTCCTCATTAGTATCTATAGAGATAGTCTTTAATATGATGAAAAAGGAAAATGCTCAGAAGCATGCAGTCATCTATAGAAAAGTAGGAGATACATTAGAGACTTCCGTATTTGCTCAGATAGAATGGGCTATTGATAAATTAGGCGTAGCAAGTGATTGGAAGCTCACTAAATCTCCAATGAGAGCGGAATATCTACGAACCGGACAGAGAATTATATTTAAGGGATTGGATAAAGCGGCAAAGTCTAAATCTATCAAAGTGCCTTTTGGATATATAGGTTATCTGTGGTTTGAGGAGTTTGATGAGTTTGCAGGCGAAGAAGAAATAAGAAAAGTTCAACAGTCTGTTATCAGAGGTGGTAATGACTTTATAGTATTTAAGTCTATGAACCCGCCTAAGTCAAGACAGAACTGGGCTAATGATTATATAGAGAAAGAAAAACTAAGACCTGATACTGTCGTATCTCACACTACTTATTTACAAGCCCCACCTGAATGGTTGGGACAACAGTTCATAGATGATGCTGAGTGGCTCAAGCAAGTAAATCCCAAAGCATATGAGCATGAGTATTTAGGTATACCAGTAGGAAATGGAACTGAGGTATTTGATAATCTTGAGATTAGAAAAATTACAAATAAAGAAATTGCTAAATGGGATAAGTTATACAGAGGTGTTGACTGGGGTTGGTATCCTGACCCATTCCATTATGGATGCATGTATTATGATAGTGCAAGAATGACTTTATACATCTTTGAAGAATTTAGAGCTAATAAGATGAAGAATAAGGATACTGCTCAAGTACTATTAGATGATTTCCATTTAGGAAGATTTGATGTAGTAACTTGTGATAGTGCAGAACAGAAATCAGTAGCAGATTATAGAAGCTATGGAATCAATGCACGAGGGGCAGAAAAAGGACCAGATAGCGTAAGATATGGAATGAAATGGTTACAATCATTAATTAAGATAGTAATAGACCCAGTTCGCTGTCCTAACACTTCTGAGGAATTTAAGAAGTATGAATATGAGTTAGATAAAGATGGAAATCCAACTTCTAATTATCCCGATAAAGATAATCATTCGATAGATGCAGTACGCTATGGACTTGAACAAGTATGGAAACGAAGGGGTAAATAATTTTTAATTGATTAGAAAAGTTATGTTGTGTATAATATATATAAGTATACAAAGGAGGCATATCATGAAAAAATATCAATATTATCACAATATAAAATTTACCCTTGACGAAAAATCTGGTTACTATCAAAATTCTACAATTCATAAATCTTTGCATAGATTTGTGTGGGAAGAAAACAATGGTGTAATTCCTAAAGGATATGAAATACATCATATAGATTTTAATAAATCTAACAATCATATATCTAATTTGATTATGCTTAGTAAAAAAGAACACTTGGAGATACATTCAAAAAGCTTAACTGACCAACAGCGACAGTTTAAGCGAGATAATATGAATAATGTCGCTAGACCTAAAGCTATTGAATGGCATAAATCAGATAAAGGTCGAGAGTGGCATAAAAAACATTATCAAGAATGCTTAAAAGACTCAAAGCCAAAGATTAAAAGAGTGTGTGCTTTTTGTAATAGTGAGTTTATAGGATATTCAAATAGCAACTATTGTTCAAATAAATGTAAATCAGCACAAAGAAGAAAATCTGGAAAAGACCAGATAACTGTAAAATGTATTATTTGTGGAAATGACTTTAGAACAAATAAGTATAGACCAGCTAAAACTTGTTCAAAGTCATGTGCCAATATAATGTGGCATTCTAAATAATATGACAAGATATGCTATGGAACAAGTATGGAAGAGACGAGGTAGATAATACAACTTTTTATTGTGTTATTATTTATCAACATTTATAATTATGATAATAAAGTAATTTAAAACGAAAGGAGCACAAAGATGATAAAAAAATTACTGCGATTAATACAACAAGCGATTGATAAGATGTTAGGATACACTTCCATAACAAAGGCAATAGATATAGAAGAAACAACTGTATCTACTTCTATGTCAGATGCTTTCACGTTATGGAAACAAATGTATAAAGACCAAAGTCCTTGGCTTGATGAAGATAAGGGTATATATTCATTAGGTTTAGCTAAGCAGATATGTAATTCATTCCAACAGCAGATGCTATCTGAATTGGAAACAAGAATAACTGACCCTGGAATGGATGAAGATGTGGACGAGGATAAATCTAATCAACCAGACGAAATAACAACACGAGCACAATTTCTAAATGATGCTTATAAAAAGAAGCTGATTAAGAAATTACCTCAAGCTGTAGAAAAAGCTCTTGCATTAGGTGGTATGATTATAAAGCCTTATATATCAAACAATAAAATCTACTTTGATTTTAGTTTCCAAGGCGATTTCTTACCTATAGCTTTTGATGATGATGGAAATATCACAGATATAGCATTTTATGACCAATTTGTTTCTGGCGAATATGTATATACAAAGGTAGAGAGACAGACATTTTCTCAGACAGAAAATAAGATTGTTATTGAAAATAAAGCATTTAAAGCTAAATTGGTACAGTCAGATGATAATGAAGAGCAGGAGTTAGGTAAGGAAATCCCGTTAGTTGATGTAGATAGATGGGCTACAATATCACAAGAACCGGTTACTATTGAAAACGTAGATAAACCATTATATGGATTCTTCAAAGTGCCTATTGCAAATAATATAGATTTTGACAGCCCATTAGGTATATCACTATTTAGTCCTGCAGTAGGCATTATAGAAAGGGCGGATAATCAGTTCTCAAGACTTGACTGGGAATATGAGGGTGGACAGCTTGCAGTTGATGTAGACCCTACTGCTGTTACATATTCCACTAATTATTATGGTACACAAATGGAGTTAGACCAGTGTAAGAATAGACTATATAGAAAATTGGATTTAGGTTCAGATGAGACATATAACCAGTGGGCTCCATCTTTGAGAGATAATAATTATATTCAAGGTTTGAATAATTATAAATGTATAATTGAGGATGTTATAGGACTTGCAAGAGGTACTATATCAGACCCAAATAGTGATGCTAAGACAGCTACAGAAATCAAACTAATGAAGCAAAGAACTTACATCACTGTTACTGCAATGCAGGAAGCATTGGAGAGTGCTATCTTAGATACAGTCAGTGCTATGAATGTATTTGTTGATTTATATGGGCTTTTCGCAGATGGGGATTATGAGACCAAAATTGATTGGAAGGATAGTATACTTACTGATACAGATACAGAGCTTGAACAGAAACTTACAATGGAACAAGCAGGTATTCTAAGCAAAGCAGAAGTAAGAGCGTGGTATACTGGTGAATCTATAACAACTGCTCAATTAGCTATAGATAAAATGCAACAAGCACAACAGCAACAGCAATTAAATGATTTATTCACACAAGTACCTGAAGCTACTTTGGAGAATAATCAAAATAATACTAATGCTCAACCTAGTAATAAAGAAGGAGATAACAGCTAATGATTAGTGAAGCAGATTTAACAGACTATGCTTATATAGTATCAGCTCGATTTGATGCTATAAATACTCATTATATCAAGCTCATGGCAAAACAGATAAAGGAGATAGGAAAACTATCTCCTTCCAATCTATTTAGATTACAGCAAATGTCTAAGATGCAACAAAATATTGACTCCATTGAATATTTGTTAGCACAGGAAACCGGAAAGACATTGGATGAGCTTGATAAAGTATTAGAACTAAGCGGACTATCCGTATATAAAGATGCATATGAACTATATGTTGCTCATAATAGAATACAAGTACCTTTTAAGCAAAATCAAAACATGATGAATTATATTAGAAGTGTACAGAGTCTAACACATAACACATTTATGAATATGTCTAACACGACTGTTATATTTGAACCTTATAGAAATCTTGTTGATGTGGCTATTGATGCTGCAACAAATGGTATAGATTCATACAATAATATCATACGGAAGCAATTAACAGACTCCACACTTCAATCTAATCTGAGATATGCAGATGAAGGACTAAAAGTAACATATGCAAGTGGGCTCACACGAAGATTAGACAGTGCGGTTAGAATGAATGTATTAGAAGGAGTTAGACAAGTTAATAATGGCATCAGAGAAAAAGCTGGAGAAGAATTTGGAGCAGATGGTGTAGAAGTATCAGCTCATGCTTTGTGTGCAAGAGACCATATAGATATACAAGGAAAGCAGTTTACCAAAAAAGAGTTTGAGTTACGAAATGAAGAATTAAGGCGTCATATATCTACTTGTAATTGTAAGCATTACACTTTTCCAATAATATTAGGTGTATCTAAACCAACTTATACTGATAAAGAGCTTAAACAGTATAAAGAGAATAGTGAAAAACCAGTTACTATTAATGGAAGAGAAATGACAAAATATCAGGCTACACAAGCTCAGCGAAATATGGAGACAGCGATTAGGAAGGAAAAAGATAAATATATATTTGCAGACACAATGGGTGATACAGAAATGGCTGAAAAGATAAAAAATAATATAAATCAATTACAGTCACAGTATAATTCTATATCACAACAAGCTGGACTATCACCTAAAATGGATAGAACTTATGTACCCGGATATACAGGAAAGCAAGTAAAACCTAAGTCAATTAAATTAAGTGTATAAAAAATAAGACCTACTTATAATTAAGTAGGTCTTTATTATTACCAAGCTCTATTACCATCTAATGCAACACCAACAGAATCTGCATATTTATCTTGTGGTGTTATAATATTTTGATTATCTCGTACTCTTCTTCCTATGTACCTTTCCGTAACATAAGCGGTTGAAGTTAAGTGCCTTGCATCAGTAGTCTCAAATTCTAATTCAAACACATATACATATTTCTTCTCTGATGATATATGTTTTATTTCAATTAATTTACCTTTTTTATTTTGCATTGGAACACCATATATTTTATGCCCTATGTCAGTTATTATGTAATAATTGCCTATTCCATATTTAGGCTTTGAAGTATTCAACCATATGAACTGGTCAAGTAATTTCTTTCCTTTAATATCCTCCTTCTCCATTAATTTCTGTAAAGTATTTAATTCTGATTTTGTCATATAGTAACCTCCTAGAAAAATGTTTTTATGTATTTCTTATTTACAATTATATTGTAATACATAAAACTAAAAATGTCAAGAGGATTCTTAAATATTTCCTAAAAAAGTTATACACATAATTATCAACAATCTGTTGATAACTTTTTTACTTTGATTAATTGTTTATAACTATGTGTATAACTTGTGAATAACTACTTTACAAATGTTGATAACTTGTGTATAATACAATATGAAGTAAACCACAGACCAGAAAGTGGTCTATAACAATTATTTTAGTTGAAAAGGAGCAATAAAACATGAAAAACATTTACGAAATTCTTAAATCTTATGGAATTGAAATTCCTGAGGATAAGAAAGAAGCTTTTGACAAGGAAGTTTTGGAGAATTACAAGACAGTGAGCGAGGTTGATACTTTACGAACTAAGCTAAGCAAAGCAGAGACAGAGAGAGATACTATTCAGACAAAATATGATACTGATATAGCTCAAAGAGATGCTGATTTAATTAATTTACAGACACAGCTGAAGGATGCTGGTGGAGATGCGGATAAGTTAGCAACATTACAGACTAATTTTAATAATCTCCAGACAACTTATAATAAAGCAAAGACAGATTATGAGAATCAGTTAGCTGAACAGGCTTATGACTTTGCTGTTAAAGAAAATTCAGCTAAACTTAAATTTTCTTCTAACTCAGCAAAGAAGGCATTTATGTCCGACTTGAAAGCTAAAAAGTTATCAATGGAAAATGGAAAAATCTTAGGATTTGATGATTTTGTGGATGCATATAAGGAGCAGGATGCTGGGGCATTTATCACAGAGAACCCAAGCCCTAAAAATGATGAACCAAAACCATCTTTTAGTGGTAAAACAAATCCGGGTGATAATACAGACCCAAAGCCTGAACCAACACCAAAAGAAAGACCAATTATATGGTAGTTATAAGGAAGGAGAAAACTTATGCCAAGAATTGAATCATTATCCGTATTACTTGACCCAAAAGGTAAAATGCTTTTAGATGAAGCATATGACGGAGTACTTGAGAATGTACAGAAATCTACTATTTCAGGACAGATTAAGAATCAGGACTTATCTGGAGACCCAACTGCGGGAACAGTAGAAGCAAAGAGATTTGCAAACGCAAAATCTAAGGACTACGGCACAGCACGTAGAGGTGGAGAAGGAGAGAAAGTAAAAGGAGCTACAGTAACAATTCCTATTGATAGAGATAAGGAGTTCGTAGAAGAAATTGAACAGAAAGATATCTCACTTTTAGGTGTAGATGGACTCATCACTCGTAGAAGTGCTAATCATGCAATGCAGATGGCTAATGAGTTAGATGAGGAATTTTTCCGTGAGTGTGTAAACTCAGGTACACAGTTCACACCATCATCAGGAACCACTGCTATTCAGGATATTATTGAGGAAGCAATTGTAACACTTGAGACACTCAAGAATGATTACATTCAAGGTATTCCGAGAAATATGTTATCAGTTCAGGTTACACCAGCTGTATATAGTCAGATGAGAAAATACTTGGATGAGAATGTTAATAACGCCAATGTTAATACAGCGGCAGAGGAGTTTACCACATTTCATGGTGTTAGATTCATGTCTACAATCAATATGCCAGAGAATGTAGAATTTATCGTGCAGGTTGACGGTTCAGTAGCTCAGCCAATTATGTCTAACCCATATTCAGCAGAGAAGATTCCAATGTCTAATGCATATGCTGTTGAGCTTTTCTTCTATTATGGAACTAAATGTGTTACACCAGAGACTATTCTCTATTACGCACCAAAGGGTGTTATCGTAGTAACATCATCTAAAGGTTCTACAAATGGAAAAACTAAAATCAGCGTAAGCCCTGCTAAGACAGGTACTAATACCTATAAGTATAAGACAGCCAAGACAGTAGATTTACCAAAGATTGGTGCTACAGTAACTGATTATACTGATTGGGATGGTACAGCCGAAATCCCTGCAACAGACAATGATGAGATTGCCATTGTAGAGATTGAAGCAACCGGAAGCACTGTTGTACGTGCAGGAAAGACACAGGTACAGTCTAACACTGAGGAATAAAGGAGTGTAAATTATGCAATTACTCTTACCTACAGGAGTAATTCTTAACAGTGATAATGATATGGTTATTCAACAGCATCTTAATCATGGTGCTGTTGAATATGTTGAAGAACATAAAACTATAGACAATGAAACAATTAAGAATGAAACTGAAACTTTGCAGAAAGAAATAAAGCCAAAACGAGGACGAAAGTCTACTAAAATCGAAGCATAGAAAGGCGGTGGAATTGAATGTATCTTGATTATAACAAATATAAAGAGTTAGGTGGTACACTCAATGAAACCGCCTTTAATCAGCATGAAATTGAAGTTGAAGCAAAGTTAGATTATCTGACAAATGGCAGAATCAGAAAATTAGACATCATCCCAGAAGCAGTATTTAATCTTTGTTTTAGATTAAATACAAATTTCTGGGAGCAGATGAATATAGACCAAGCACAGAATCTAACTAGTTATTCCAATGGGATTGAAAGTTTTGGTTATAGTGCAACAAACAATGAAGGAAAAAGTGTTATAGATACACAGATTATTCAGTTAGTTAATGAATACTTATGGGAGTATCCCGAATTACTTTATCGAGGTAGAAAACAATGGATGCACTAACAATAACAATAGCTAATAGATTAGCTAAAAGCGACAGTATAACTGGACTTGATGTTTGGTATAAATGCTTCTTACATAATATCCAATATGCTATTGAGCGTGTTACTGATGTTAATGGAACACAAGTTAGTATGGGTCAAGCATTCACCATTTTAATTCCTTTTGATGATAAGTATAAACCTTATGATGAATGGAAAAATCTTGAAAATAAAGATTCTTATTATACTTTGTCACAAGGAGATTATATATTTTTAAAGGAAATAAATGAAGATTTTCTGCCAAATAGCATTATACAGCTTAAGAACAAGCATAAAGGTATGGTGTGTGAAGTAAGAAGTATAATAGAAGTTCCTAAAAGATGTGGGGCAACTATTAGATTGAAAGTGAGTGGTGTGTAATGAGTAATGCTAAAATTACTATCAAACTTTATAATCCACCCGCTACCGTCCATAGATTAGCTGAATCTGATAAAATAGGAAAATTCTTGGCTAGTGAATGGTCAAGATATTTTGCAAAATATGTGCCAATGCAAGAAGGTATATTAGCTAGTAATATTACGATAGACCCATTCAAAGTCACATATAATTCACCTTATGCTCATTACCAATGGGAAGGAAAACTATATGTTGACCCTATAACAGGCAAGGGTGCTTTCTATGATAAAGATTATGGATTCTGGAGTAGACCTGGTGTACCTAAAGTTCCAACGAATATACCTCTTAATTATAGTAAAGAACAAAATCCACTTGCAACAAGTCATTGGGAAGTTCCTGCTTTTGAGATGTACCAAAATATCGTTGCTAAAAGCGTATCTGAATATATAAGGAGAAATGTTTAAATTATGAATCTTTATAGGCAAGTAAATCAATGGTTGACTGAAAATTATGAGCCTTTAGGACATTGGATGTATTTTAATGCTACACCAATGTTTGTTGGTGCAGTAACAATGAATAGTGTACCTGGAGTTCGTATAGTACAGAAATTTATTGATGGTTCAATGCGAAAAGAACTTGCATTTGCTATAGACATGATTACAAGCTATGATAATTCAGGTACTAGCGATGTGAATATGGAAGCACTGGATGAGGTTCAGAATTTTTCCGAATGGATTGATAATCAATCAATTGATTCCGGACCAGATTTTGGAGAAAAGTGTGACATAGAAAAAATAGAAGTACTTACCAATGCCCCAACATTATTAGTTGATACAACCAATCAGTTATCTAAATATCAATTTCAAGTAAAAATAACATATACAGAAAGGAAGGAATAAAAATGAAATTAGCACGAGAAGCATTAATGCATTACATTGATAGTTCTTTTGGAACAGGCAGTGCAACATGGTTTCTTATCGGAAAAGATATTGACGATATGTCAGTAGAACTAAATCCTGATACAGAGACCACTAAGAATATTTTAGGAGAAACAACTGTAAAAGATAATGGTTATGAGCCTAGCATGTCAGCTGACCCATACTATGCTAACCCGGAAGATAGCATCTATGAAAAACTTGTGGATATTGCTATGAATCGACTTAAAGGCGATAAGTGTAAAACTCAGATTCTTGAAGTTATTATCAAGGATACGGCAGAAACCACTCATCAGGCATGGGTAGAAGATGTTATCGTGAAGCCACAATCTTATGGTGGTGATACATCAGGAGTATCAATTCCATTTGATGTACTTTTTGATGGAAATAGAAAAGAAGGTACAGTAACTATTGCTAGTGGTGTACCTACATTTACACCCAAAAAAGGCTAGTCAGGGGACTAGCGATATAAAGGCACAATCATTAGATGATGAACATAAAACCATTATTGATTAGATACAAGGATAAGGGTATTAATTTATCCTTATCCTATTTTTTATATAAGGAGAAAAATTATGGCAGGAATTAAAATTGAAACAGGATTAAAGACATACGATATAGAAGATGAGAATGGAAACGTAAGAGGACAAATCTCATTCAATCCTTCAGATATTAATTTATATCCCCGTGCTGAAGCAATGCAAGAACACATTAAAGATTATATCAAAGACCTTACAAGTATCAACGAAAATGAGGTTAATATAGTAAATGAGTTCGACAGGATGGATAAACTTATTAAGAATGAAATTAATACACTTTTCGATGATGAAAATGCAAGTAAAGTTGTATTCGGAAATCAGAGTGCCTTATCATCATATAAGGGTGTAACATTTGTTGAAAGATTCTTATTAGCTTTCATGCCAATAATTCAGAAGGAGACAGAAGCTGAGTTTAAAAAGAGTATGAAACACATTGAGAAATATACAAAGCAGGTAGAGTAATATGATTGGTAAGTTACCAACAACATTGAAAGTTGATAATATTGATTATGAAATTCGCACAGATTATAGAGATATATTAGTTATCATGCAGGCATGTATGGATGACGAACTTACAGATATGGAAAAAATAATGGTGGTTCTTTCAATTCTTTTTAAGGATAAGATACCCAAATCAACCGGTACAGCATATGAAAAAGCTTTATGGTTCTTAGATGGTGGGCAGATTCAATCAGAACAATCATCACAGAATCAGCATATGCGACCACAATTATATGATTGGGAACAGGATGAGCAGATTATTTTTTCAGCTATCAATAAAATTGCTGGATATGAAGTAAGAGATGTTAAGTACATGCACTGGTGGACATTTATTGGATTATTCAATGAGATTGGCGAAGGTATGTTCTCAACCGTAGTTCGTATTAGAGAAAAGAAAGCAAAGCATAAAAAATTAGAGAAGTGGGAACGTACTTTTTATAATGAGAATAAAGATATTATAGATTTAAAGAGGCGTAAGAATAAACGTAGTCAAGCAGAAAAAGATGCTTTGGATGCGTTAATTGGATAGAAAGGAGGTGCATAGATAATGGCAGATGGTAAAGTTGTAATTGAGACTGGATTGGATTCTACAGGGTTAAAAAAAGAATTAAACAATCTAAAACCTCAATTTACAGAAATGGGAAACACAGGAACCAAAGCTATGAACCAGATAAGTAATAGCATGAACGGTGCAACTAAATCTATAGGTTCATTAAAAAGTTCATTAAAAGGAATTATTGGCACATTAGGTCTTGTATTTAGTTTGAAAGCTCTTATTAATTTTGGTCAACAGGCTGTTAATGTAGCATCAGACTTAACTGAAGTTGATAATGTGGTTCAAAAAGCATTTGGAAATATGCGAGGTGAAATGGATGCTCTTGCAGATAGTTCCATTAAAAATTTAGGAATCTCAAGACTAGAAGCTTATCAAACCGGTTCTACCTTCATGGCAATGGGAAAGTCAATGCTAACCTCTTCACAAGATGCTAAAGATATGGCATTAAATTTGACAAAATTAAGTGCTAATATGGCATCTTTCTTTAATACCTCCAATAAATATGCCGCAATTGCACTGAAATCTATATATACAGGTGAAACAGAGACTTTGAAGCAATATGGTGTTGTTATGACTGAAGTAAATTTAAAACAATTTGCTTTAGCTCAAGGTATTACAAAATCATATAATGAGATGTCTCAGTCTGAGAGAGTAATGCTTAGATATCAGTATGTAATGCAACAGCTTGGATATATAGGAGATGACTTCATTGATACTCAAGATTCATGGGCTAACCAAACAAGAGTATTGAAAGAGCAATGGAAAGAATTTCTAGGTGTATTAGGTACTGGAATAATCACTGTATTAACTCCTTTAGTTAAAGCACTTAATATGATTATGGGTCGTATGATTGCTATAGCTAAATCTATAGGTTCTGTACTATCCAACGTATTTGGTATACAGGTTCAAAGTGCTAATCAAGTTAGTGGAGCTATATCAGACACAGCAGGTGCCTTTGATGATGCTACCACAGCAGTTGGTGATTATGATAAAGCTACTAAAAAAGCATCTAAGACAGCTTCAAAATCATTAGCCGCTTTTGATAAATTAAATAATACAATGACTTCACAGTCTGATGGTGATGCAGGCGCAGGAGGTGCCGGAGGGGGCGGTGGTCTTACAACACCGGACATTAGCTCAGGCACAAATTCTGTTATAGACCAAGCAAATTCTAAAATTAATACAGTTTTAGATGGTATGAAGAAACGATTATTAGAGCTTGTAGATTTACTTAAAAAAGGTTTCAAAAATGGATTAGGAACTGATTTTGATGCTAGTATCAAAAGAACTCAGAAACATCTTGCAAGTATAGGTAAACAATTACAAGATATATTCACTAATCCGAATGTTATAAATGCGGCAAATAATTGGGCTAATAATGTTGCGTATGCTTTGGGACAGCTTGCAGGAAGCATGGTTAGCATAGGTCAAACAATAGTTGAAAATCTGGTTGGTGGAGTTGATAGCTTTTTATCAAAAGACAGTGGATATATTACTGACAGAATAGTTGGATTATTTGATATATCAAGTAAAGTAGCTCAGATTACCGGAAACTTATCAACAGCTATAGCTGAGATATTTACTGTGTTTAGAAGTGACACTGCTAAAAATATAACTGGAGATTTCATGGGAATTAATGCAGATTTAGCATTAGGTTTTATGGAATTAACTGGAAGATTATCTTCAGATTTATATAATTTGATTGCTCAACCCATTATTGATAATAAGGATAAAATTCAACAAGCTGTAATGGGATTGCTTGAACCTATATCTATTGCAATGGACACCATTCATGGTGCAATAAAGAATACATTTGAACAGATTTTTAACGTGTATGATGAATATTTAGCACCTGCTTTTCAAAATATAACAGATGGATTTAGCAGTTTAGTAGGTAGTCTTTTAGATGTATGGAATAGTCAAGTAGCCCCATTTTTAACAACAGTAGCAACGGCAGTCCAAACATTGTGGAATACTCATCTCCAACCTTTTGTTAATAATCTAATTGCACTTGTTGGAAAAATAGTACTTGCAATAAGTAAATTATGGAAAAATGTACTTGAACCATTGATTGCATGGATTGTTGCTAATGTAGTTCCGGTTATAACTCCTATTTTGGAAACACTGGTAAAATATGTATCATCAATTATAGGAACTATAGCTGATATTTTATCAGGCATGATGGAAACTCTTAGTGGAATTATAGATTTTATTACTGGTATATTTACAGGTGATTGGTCATTAGCTTGGCAGGGAGTTCAGGAAATATTCACAGGAATTTGGAATGCATTAACTGGATTCATCTCAGGCATATGGTCAACTATTAAGTCAATTTTCACCGGAGCAATTTCAATAATTGTTCAGTTCATAAAAACTGGATTCAATGCGGCAAAGACTGCTATTACAACAATTTTTGGAGGCATTAGAAGTTTCATTTCAAATACGTGGAGTGGCATTAAATCTACAGTGATAGGAGCTGTCAATACGCTCAAATCATATGTAGTAAATGGATTTAGTTATATGCAGAGTGGTATTGCACGTATAATGAATAGTATTCTATCTATTATCTCTGGAATATGGCGAGGAATATATAATGTGGCTAGGTCATATATTAATTTTATTCTGAGTGGTATACAGAGTATGGTTAATGGAATAATTGGAGGTTTTAATTCTATGATTAGGGCACTTAACCATTTACATTTTAGCATCCCTGATTGGGTTCCTGGATTAGGTGGTAGGTCATTAGGATTTAATCTCAGTACTATATCAAGAGTTAGCTTGCCTAGACTTGCAACCGGAGCGGTGCTTCCAGCAAATCAACCGTTCTTATCCGTTGTAGGTGACCAGAAACATGGAACTAATATTGAGGCACCATTGGATACAATTAAGCAAGCATTAAAAGAGACTTTGCAGGGTATGAATATGTCAGATAACTCACCAATAGTGATTGAAATTGATGGAAAAGAAGTATTTAGAGCTATTAGAAATCAAGATAGACAATTCATAAAGCAAACCGGTAAAAGTGCATTTTCTTATTAAGGAGGGAAAGTATGAGTTATAATGGATATTTAATTAAAATAGGTACTTTTACTTTTCCTCTCAAGCACATTGAGTATGGAACATATAAAGTGAAAGTGAATGGACAAGATATAGATAGTTTCAGAAATGCAAACGGAATATTAACAAGAAACGCTTTAGAGCACATGCCTTTATCAATATCATTTGATATATTGGATGGGCTGGACAATGAAACTTTTGAAAAAGATATAATGAAACCAATGCGAGACAGATACGAAAATAGTAATGAAAAAGATGTTACTATGAAAGTATTTGTACCAGAAATAAATGATTATATCACACAAAAAGTATATAAAGTTGATACTGAATTTACAATAGACGATATTGAAGAAAATTTAGTTTATTATGATACAGTATCATTTGAATTTGTAGGTTACTAAGGAGGATGTATGATAGATTATAAGTATTATGATTTATTTGATAAATCGTCTGTTGATAAACAACTAAAAATTGTATGTCAAGATGGAACTATTCTAACAAATAAAAATTTTTCATCTACATCCAGTGATTTCTCATTGTCGGAGTCATTATGCTCCGACAGTAAATTATCATTTGGTAAATGCGAGTCCTCTTGTCTGAAAATCAAAATAGCTAATACAGTAAATTCATTGAAAGGTCAAACGTTACAAGTTACCGAAACTTTAGCTAATAAAGATGATGTACCATTTAAAATTGGTACATATATAGTTGATGAAGATACACTGACAAGCGATAAAAAATATAGAAATATTACGGCTTATGATAGATTATACTCAATATCATCCATGAATGTAAGTGATTGGTATAGTAAGTTATTTCCTAGCAAGCAAGTGCCCTTAATTAGATACGAAAATGTTACCAAAGAATGGACATATACTGGTATAGATGGCAAAGAAATAACAGAGTATTATGAGGAACTTGAACCCATTACTTATTATCAAACTGAGTATGAGTCTATAACACTAAAAGCTTTTAGAGACTCATTTTTTAAGTATATTGGATTAACTCAGCAATCAACCACATTGGTTAATGATGATATGAAAGTATCCAAATCAGTAGATGATATTGACTTGACTGCTAAAGATGTACTTGAAGCAATCTGTGAGATTAATGGAGTCTTTGGAAAAATGTCCAGAGATGATGTATTTACATATGTAGAGCTAAAACCATTTTCAAGAGGATTATTCCCAAGCAAGACTTTATACCCGAATAAATCATTATTTCCTAGAAAACCTGGAAATGTTGATACTCGTAGATTAGAGATGGGCGAATATAAGACACTTCAGGTAGGAGATACTAATTTTGAACAGATTACAAAATTACAAATACGTCAAAGTGAAGATGATATTGGTTATATTGCTGGTGATGATACTGGAGTAACTTATATTATTCAAGGTAATTTTTTAACATATTCAGCAGGAACTGAGGAATTAAAGACTATTGCCAATAATGTTCTTTCTAAAATATCTAAAGTAATTTTCAACCCAGTAAACATTACATTGCAAGGTAACCCTTGTGTGGAGACTGGTGATACTATTAGAATAATAGACACGAATAATAACGTATATAAGTCTTATGTATTACAAAGAACATTAACCGGCATTCAAATGATTATGGATAGTATTATATCAGAAGGTGACCAGTCTCTTGCAGAAGTTAATGGTATACATCACGACATTCTCAAGTTACAAGGAAAAACGAATGAGTTATCTCGTCTTATTGAAGGCACATCCTCTATTTTAAATGATTATGCTAAAGGATTAAAATCCGAAATAGCACAAAAGACAGACTCAATAAAACTTGATGTATCAAAATCATTCGCTGTCACTAATGATACAATTAAGAAAGTGCAAGCAGACCTGGAACTTAAAATTGATAAAGATGATAATGGTCAGATTATATCAATGATTAATGCAAGTGCAGATGTTATTAATCTAACTGGTAATCGCTTGACACTTGGGTCTGATAATTGTACAATTACAAAGGACGGAACTATAACAGCTAAAAATGCTTTACTAAGTGGTTCATTCCAGTGTGGAGACTATGCGAGCAAACAGGGACAATTTTTCTATGCATCTGATACAGGAGATTGTGGTGCTCAGACATTAAAGCTATATACAAGCTTAGGTATAGGTACAGAGGTAGGAACTGACCAATATTTTGCAGAAATGACATCCTCTCCAGATGAATTTTTAGCCTACTTTGGATTAGCTTCAAGCAACTATATGCGTATGAGAATAGATGCATCCACGACCACTATTGAAGGCTATGATGGTGAGAGAAACACCGCATGGTTGACAATGTATGGAGATGTATGGAATGCACAAAGTACAGGAAAAGACACCACTTGCCTGGACAATAATTTAGTTATAAATGGAAAATTCCAAGTTAATGGTAATTCATATTTTAATGTATCACAGACTATATTAAAGTCAGCTTGGCGAGGTGACGGATATCCTGCAATGATTCAGATGGGACACGAGCTTACATTTCAATGGGATGGTAGTAGCCTATATGTATATGTGGATAAAACACAACTAGGGCGTGTTAATATATCTTAGCATAATAAGAACTTAATGAAAGGAGAAATTAAACATGGAAAAACCCGCAAGCTTATTAATTCAGGAAACAAGAAACAACATAATTAATATCTTAAATGAATCTAAATTACATCCAAGCATACTTGAATTAATTATGAAAGATATAATGAATGATGTTATTAATGCTTCAACAAGAATTAAAAATAAAGAACTTGAAGAATACAATAACAAAGTAATTGAGGAAGCAAAAAATAATTCAGAAGATGAGCAAACACAAAATAATGCAGAGAATAAGGAGGAATAAAGATGGCATTTGTTGATGATTATAGCCCGATTAACTTTATAGATTTACCTAATGAGACCACTCCAATTGATGCTGAAAATCTTAATAAGATGGACAGTCAAATTAAAAAATTAAGCACATTTGCTTCAACTACAGACCCTGAAACAACTGAAGATAGATTGAGTGGATTAGAAGAAAAAACTAATTCACTAAAAGAAGATTTATCCAACAAAATCACAAAGTTCTACGCATCAAATCAAGGTGAAACCCATCTTGCCGATTCTGACAATGGAAAGATTCAAGATATGATGATATATGGCAAATCCTCACAGGATGGAACACCAACACCAGAAAATCCAGTTGAGATTAAGAGCGTTGTAAATCCAACAGTAAAACTACTTGGAAGTAATATCTTAAAAATTAGAGATGGTGAATATCAAGATGTTGGATGTACCATTACTGTAAGCAACGGAGTTATAAAATTAAACGGAACATCTACCGATAATACACGTATTTACTTGCCAATAGATACCCCATCTATGCTTAAAGAAGGAACTGAAATTATATTTTGTCCAAATAATATAGGAGGCATTGAAAAAATAAACAAATGCTACATTGATTATAGCAACGAGAACACAAAGAGCTTTTCAATTACAAGCAATATTGTCAATACACCTTATGTAATTACAAGACAAGATGCTAGGTATGAATTTAAGTTATCTATTAAAATTACAAGAGGAAATACTTTCAACAACGAAACATGGAAGCCACAAATCTTAATAGGTAAACAAATTACTCCATTTGAGCCATACAAAGAGCAATCAATACAGTTGCCAATAACATTAAATGCTATTCCAGTCTCAAGTGATGGTAATGTCACAATTAACGGACAACAGTATATTGCGGATTATGTTGATGTTGAAAATGGCAAAATAGTAAAATGTGTAGAAAAATTATTTCTTAAACAGCCTGTGTGGGGAACAGCAATTAATAAAGGTGTTGTTAGATTTTATGGTAGGACAAATGAAGCACTAGGGATAGATGGTAGTAAAATAAAAAAACCTTTTTCAATTAGCAGTCATTTCGCTTTTGTTACTAATACACCAGATAGAATTGGAACTTTTACAGCAAATGCTGACGGAACTAAAGCTAACATTAGTTTTGCATTTAGCACAGATACAACAATAACATCAGATGATTTTAACAATTGGATTTTAAATAATAAGCCATTTGTGCTTTTACCAGTTTTAAAAGAAGAATTGCCTTTAACATCAGAACAGATACAGGCATTAAAAGAACTTGCAACCTATTATCCAGTAACAGACATCAGTGTCAATTCAGAACAGCTTGACGGATATACAGTATTTAATTATCCGATTAGCATGGCTAACGGATGGAACTATGTTAAACAACAGTTAAATGACAACCGAGATTACATATATGATATGGATACACAATCGGCAGAAGCATATGTCAATAGTGAATATGCAGTAGCACTTACAGAATTGGAGGTATAGAAGATGTTATACAAAGCATTATTAAAACTTAAAGAAAGAAACGGACTTACAGACAATTTAAAGAACAAAATTGATATTTTTTTCGCGACAAGCAGAATTACCGAAGAGCAGTACAATGAGTTGATGGATATTAATAAAGAAGAAAAACTGAAAGCGGAAATTAATTAACTAAAGGAGGGCTAAAACAATGTTTAGAAAAATGAAAAGAACAATAATGGTGATGACTTGTGTGATTGCAATGGGGGCTTTTAATGTGGTGCCGGTATTTGCCTGTACACCACCGTTAAATCCGCCGTCTGTTAAAATCCCAGATATTAATTTTCAACCGGATGGTGCTTTAGAAGATGCTATTAACAATGCTGTAAAAAATTGGCTCGAGAAATGCGTCCTCGCTACTCCGGTGGTGAAATATGCATCTTACTACAAGAGTGTATCAAGGTATTTTCATTACAGTCACGTAGCAGTCAAGTGGACGAAAGTCGAAAATGCAACGTCTTACAAAGTGCGTATCACAAAGGCTGATGGATCTTACAAAGAATTTGATACAACATATACATCATTTTATACAACGAATTATACAGATGAATTTTTTGCTGATGGTATGGACGGAGCTACAGTAAGCGTCAGAGCTTATGGCGATAACGATACATTCGGCTATTGGTCAGATGATATTAATATTGTGAGATTTAGATATTAGAGAGAGCTATTGACAATTACACTATGCAATTAATGCAGGAAGGAATAATTTAATATGGGAAAAACATATAGAATTTTAGTGCAAAGTTTGAAACGCTTATATCAAGCTGTCCCTCAGAGAGTCACAAAGAAAGATATTGATAAGCGATTGAAAAATGGAACTATAAATCAAGAGGAATATGATTATATTCTCAATTAATCTTAATTAACGTATGTACAAAATAATATAAAAATGTTATAATACATAAAAAGAAAGGAGAATTGTAATTATGATTTTAGTTGGTTCAGCTAGGCATGATGAAAGAGGAAAGTACTC